GATTAACTAATGCTCCGATTTCAACAAGAAACAGAGATTACAACGTTGGCGGTTCAAACGTTTACTTACCGTTAACTCATCAGACTGCATTATATAGTTCAGGTTATAGAACGCATCTTAACACTGGTTTATATAAAGTTGCTTCAGGTTGGGGTAGTGGTTCAACTGGTTGGTATGCTGCTATTGGTGGTAATGATAGTTACCCAACTCAAGCATGGACATTAACATACGATTCGTATATTCAAAATACTCGTGGATTAGTACAAACATCAGGTTCGTTTAGAGCCCCAATATTCTACGACTTGAATAACACTGGTTACTATTTGAATCCAGCAAGTACTTCATATTGGAATGTTTCGCAACAAAGCGGATATCATACATTCCTTAACTATGGTGTTGGTGTTACAGGTACATATACGTCTACAAGATTACAATTAGTATTCGCAATGGGTTCTGCTTATAGACCGAACTCTGCTGGAACTTCAGCTGCAAATATGTATGGTATTGGTTGGTCGCATCCAAACGCAGGTTCGTTAGGTGGTGCAAATCAATTAAACGACCACGGTATGTTAATTATTAACAACGGTTCGTTTAGAGCTGCTATTTCAGGCAGAGCAGTATTTAGTGTTGATGTTAGAGCACCGTTATTCTACGATTGGAATAATACAGGGTACTATGTAGATCCTGCAGCTACTTCGCAGTTAAGCGCCGTATATGCAAATGATTGGTTCAGACCTCAAGGCGCAACTGGTTTATACTTCCAAGATTATGGATATGGTATTCGTTCGGCTGGTGGTGAAGGCAATCCATACGGTAACGTAGCAACATATAATACTGGTCGAAACGGCTGGTCAGGTTATGGTATTGGTACTCGTTGGACTCTGATGTCAACCGAAAGCAACAACTGGGGTATGCATGACAACAATCGTGGCTGGCAACAATATTATAATGGTTCCTACACTAACTTTAGTTATGGTTATGTGAATAGTGGTGAATCATTCCGTGCTCCAATTTTCTACGATAATAATGATACCGGTTATTATGGAAACTTCAACGGTGAAACTAACTGGCAAGGTCTAACTGCTCGTGGTCAAGCAATGATTGGATTGACCGGTAATAATAGAAGTGGTGCACTCGGTAACTATGGTAGACGACCAAATATTACTGGCGATACCAACTATTGGACAGGTTCCAAAGGTTGGGGTAGAATTGATATGAACACAGTTGCTAACTGGGGTTCAGGATTCTTCGACTCATGGTCTAACCCAGCTAATCAGCCAAGCGGTACTTCGCATTGGGTTGGTGTTCAGGCTTATCACTACTCTAACGGTTCAGCAAGATATGGTTGGCAGTTAGCAGGCGGTCCGATTACTAACTTAAGATTCCGTTCTACGTGGTCGGGATTTAGAGCTTGGAGAACAATACCTGTTCTTGATGAGAATAGCACGAACGGTGGTTCAATGTACGCCGGGCGCTATTACGATTCTAACAATACTGGTTACTATGGTGACTTTGCATCTACTTCGGTAATGAATGTATTAGATATTCGTGGAGAAATTTATAACGACGGTTGGTTCCGTAACGATAACGGTGGCAGAGGATTATATAGTACTCCATACGGAAGACACTTCTATGCTGCAGGTACAAGTTATTGGCACTTAGATGGCGGTAGTTCATCTGGTGGTTTAATTATATACGATCGTTATAACGGTTCACAAGGTTCTGGTACTGGTCGTCGTGGTTATCTCTACTATGATGCAAGTGGTTTTGGATTATTACATTCAGCTGGTGGTTGGGCAATACGTACTGTAAATGGTTCTGCAGAAATGTATGGAACTACTTATATGGCTTCTGCTCAAGCTAATATCTATTACGATAGAAATAATACTGGTTATTATTTCGATGGCGCATCTACTAACTCAACACGATTTGAAGGTGTAAGTTCTAGAACTAAGGCCATGATGGGACTGCCAGGCCATACTAGAAACTCTGCTGAATACTACTCAGCAAGACCTCGTATAACAGGTAATACAGATTATTGGACTGGTTCAATGGGTTGGGGACGTCAAGATATGAACGTCGTTTCAACTTACGGTTCAGGATTTATTGATTCTTGGAGTAATCCACCTAATCAGCCTTCAGGTACATCTCATTGGGTTGGGGTGCAGGCATATCACTATAGAAATAGTAATACTTCTGGTTACGGTTGGCAGATGGTTGGTGGACCGATTGAGAACTTACGATTCAGAAGTGCATGGAGTGGCTGGAGATCATGGAGAACAATTCCAGTACTTGATGTTAACAATGTTAATGGTGGTTCAATGTATGCAGGTCGTTATTACGATTCTAATGACACTGCTTACTACTCTGACAATGCAAGTACTTCAATATTTAATGTTACTGAAACAAATCGTGTTTCATTCAGACATGCAGGCGGTAATTCAGGTCAAAGTATTGGTAACGCATACTCAATATTCCAGACATCAGGTGGTTGGAGTTATCCATATCCTGCATTAAGAATTAACTATCATACAGGTATTGATCTAGGAGCGAACCCAAGCTATCAAGGCTTTAGGTTCATGAATGATTATAACTCTAATACTGTTAGATTCCAAATTAACGGTGGTTCGAGTTATACATATGCTAATACTTGGTTACAGGTTGGCGGTGGTGGTGTTGGTATCTATGATCCATATAACGGTGCTCACTTCCTACCTAATAACCAGACTTCATACGGTGCATGGGCAGTATACGGAAATAGAAATGGTTACTACGGATTCGCACTAAGTCAAGTATCGTACGACCCGCATTATATGTGGAGCAACGGCGGTGGTGGTATATATGCTCAAGGACTTGGCCGTTGGGTTCAGTACCATAACTTTGGCAATAACTGTACAGGTATCAGTACTTCTTCAACAAGTTCTGCTTATTCCTTATATGTTAGTGGTGGTATATACTCAACAGGTAATATCGTTGCTTACTCTGATAGACGTAAGAAAGAAAATATTGAAACTATCGACAACGCGTTAAGTAAGATTTTACAAATGCGTGGTGTTAGTTATAATAGAATCTATGAAGAGCATATTAAAGAAAGCTGGACTGGTAAGAAAGAAATCGGTCTTATCGCTCAGGAAGTAATAGAGATATTACCAGAAGTAGTAACTCACGCTGAAGATGTTGATGAATACGGTATTAACTACGGTAACGTTGTTGGATTACTTGTTGAAGGTATTAAGGATCAAGCTAAGATCGTAGAGGACCAGAAAGAAATAATAAATAATCAGCAGAAAGATATTGACAAACTAAAAGAAATGGTTTATAATATACAACAAATGATGGAGAAATAAGATGGCACTAATTAAAGATTATGAGATTCAAGGAACTGGCGTGACGGTGCCTAATGCATATCACGTTATTACTGATCTCAAAGTACATAAAAGAATGGCAGATCATGCTTTACCAGTTGATAATTCAACACCAACAGGTCTTACTAATAATGGTGTAAGGGCTGCTGAAGACCTTCCAGTTTATTGGCAAGCTGGTTATATTGGTAGAATATGGGTAACGATTTGGGCAACTGCTCAGGCAAGAATTGATAATATGACACCAATTGGCGTAGCAGGTATTAATGCTACTGAAGTAGATGCAGAAATAAGTATTGGTACTAAAGGATTAGATGCAAGGTGTGAATTCATGCTTGACATGTCTGATGATGCCCCTACCGATTTAGTACAGGCGTACACTCATCTGAAATCTTTGGATTTCTATGCTGGTTGTACAGAAGATTAATCAATTTATATAAATAGAATTACAATATAACGAATGTTATTAAATTAGGAGAAAACAAAATGGCACTTAGTACAGATTTTACTTGGACTTGGGAAGTAACAAGTTTAAAGAAAAAAGATCAAGTGAACGCAGAAGGAGCTACATTAGCTGGAGCTGTTGTTCAGACTTTTTGGAAAGTCACAGGCGAAGACGCAAACGGCAACGAAGCTAGCTTTTCTGGCGCAACACCGTTCACAGCGGTTAACGTACCAGCAGGATCTTTTACATCGTTTGAAACATTGACTGAAGCAACCGTGTTAGGTTGGATTCAAGCAGTAGTTAATGCAGATCAAGGTTATGCAGATCATATCAGCTCACGAGTTGAACTGCAGATTGATGAAGAAGCAACTACAGAAGCGGCAATGCCTTGGGGCGATGGTAGTGATGTAACACCACCTACACCAGCAGATGCTCCAGAGTAAGGAATAGGTCATGACTTATACTTGGCAGATTGTAAAGTTTGATACGAAAGATCAAATTAACAGTGAAGGTGTAACTCTTTCAGATGCTGTAGTAACCGTTAAGTGGCGCAGAGTTGGAACTGATTCAGACAACAACTCTGCTGCGGTAGTTGGTTATACAACACTAGCGGCTGCTCCAGATGATGTATTGGATTTCGATGCGTTTGCTACTTTAACAAAAGAAACAGTTGTTGGGTGGTTAGAGACTACCATGTCTGCAAATCTGATTGCGTCGTATGATGCAACAATTGTAGACAAGTTAAGTAATAAGAATAGTACCGAAAAAGCTCGACCTTGGGGCTAACTTAGAATTTAGAATTTTGATTTACATTATGGAGTTATTATGCATGATTTGCGTCATCACGGGTTGGTGCACTACGCTTTAAAACGAGGCGGTAGTATACATCCAATTACGTTACCAAAAGAATTAACCGGCGAAACCGGTATTATGAATCCTTCTATCTTTATACATGGTGGAAAGATTCTGATGAACGTTCGCCACGTTAATTATACCTTATACCATTCGGAAGGTAAAAAGTTTCCTCATACTTGGGGTCCACTTCAGTACCTACACCCAGAAAACGATATCACTCTAACTACTCATAATATTATGACAGAGTTAGATGCTGATCTAAATATCCTCAATGCCGGCCGTATCAAAATGAATCTTGATACAGGTACTCCTACTTGGAACTTTATTGGTCTTGAAGATGGTCGACTGTTTAGTTGGGAGAATCGTTTATTCCTTTGTGGAGTAAGGCGTGATTGTTATGACGGTGACGGTACAGGTCGTATGGAAATGGCTGAAATAGAATTCATTGATGGAGAATGGCAAGAGATATCTAGAAATCCTATTCCTGCTCCAGGCGATGATGGTACATTCTGTGAAAAGAATTGGATGCCTATTATTGATATGCCTTGGCATTTTGTTAAATGGTGTAATCCTGTAGAAGTTGTTAAGTACGATATTGAAACAAGAACAACTACAACTGTTGTCCATGATGCTGATAAAACATATAGCCTGCCACGTGATCTACGAGGTGGTACACAAGTATATCCAATTGGTGAAGATCGAAGAATGACTATTACTCACGAGGTTGATCTATCAAGAGATACCTTTTCGCGTAAAGATGGACATTATAACCACAGAATTGTTGTGTGGGATAAAGATTGGAACATGGTTCATAATACAGAAGACTTCCACTTTTTAGGTACTCAGATTGATCCTACGACAGGATTGGAATATAATATCGAGTTCGCTACAGGCATGGCATTCTTAGATGGTAATGTTTTAATTGCTTTTGGTTATCAAGATAATGGAACGTTTATTTTGAAAATGCCTGAGCAGTTATTTTTTGATTTTGTGGCGAGGGGTTAATTATGTTACAACAGTTATTAGAAAGTCATGTCATGGATCCAAAGAATGCATATAAATGTTATGACTTGGCAAAAGAGTATGATCGTTTAGAACAAGGCGCAATGGGTGTTTCGTTATATCTAAAGGCTGCTGATCTAAGTAATGATAAATTATTACAATATAAAGCTATGATTGGTCTTGCACTTATATACTATAGACAAGGTCGACGTGATTTTACGGTTGAAGGCGGATTACTTGATGCGGTTTCTTTATGTCCTGAACGTCCTGAAGCGCATTATCATCTATGTGCATATTACGAACACAAAAATAATTGGAAACATTGTTTAGCGCATGCAAATACTGCGTTAGCTTTCTTACCACAATATGATTTATTAACCGTTCCATCTTTTGATGATCCTGTTTATGAGTTAGATTATAAAGGTCCAGACTGGTTATATTTTTACCGTGCACTATCTACTTGGTATATTACAGGTCAGCAAGTTGGAAAACATTTATTCTTTGATTTAAAATACAAGTTTAATTTAAGTACTGAACTTGAACAAAGAGTAGCATATATGGTCGAGCATCTCTACCTGCCTGATACGATACCTTATAGCATATCAGAGATGGACAGATATAAGTTTCCATTCACCAACATAAGTAATGTTAAAGAAAATAGTTCTAAACATTTTCAAGATATGTTTGTGCTTTCGTGTTTTGACGGTAAACGTAATGGATCTTATTTGGAGATTGGATCTGGTGATCCTATAATCCACAACAACACCGCCTTATTAGAACGCGAGTTTGGTTGGAAAGGTATCTCTATTGATAATAATCCAGCGCTGTGTTATAAATTTAAAGAGACTAGACAAAACACAATCATTTGCGCTGATGCAACTGATATTAGTTATGCCGACTTGTTTGATAAACATTGTATGGATTATGTGATTGACTATTTACAGATTGATTGCGATGAAGTTTCAACAAAAATTTTAAAGACTATACCGTTTGACACAACCAAGTTTGGTGTTATTACTTTTGAACACGACTGCTATCGTTTGGGTATTGATAATCGCGAAGACGTAAGAAAATACTTAGGTAACCTTGGTTACATCCTTGCAGTTCCTAATGTTGCGTTTAGTGAATCTTGCGCTTACGAGGATTGGTATCTGCATCCTGATGTTATTGATTCCGATACTATTCTTCGTATGAAAAACAATAATGATATTAATTTTATATGGGATTATATGATGGAGCCATTAGTGTGATTACTATAGTTGCTACGGGTGGATTTGACCCAATACATACAGGACACATAAATTATCTAAAAGAAGCGGCTGGTGCTTGTACAAGATTGGTCGTTGGCGTTAACTCTGATGCATGGCTGATTCGTAAAAAAGGTAGAGCGTTTATGCCGTTTGAAGAAAGGGCAGCAATCGTTGAAGCACTAAGTTGTGTTGATGAGGTTATTGCCTTTGATGATAGTGATGGAACTGCTATAGACTGCCTAGAACAAGTAAAGAAACTCTATCCGTTAGATACTATTGTATTCGCAAATGGTGGCGACAGGACGTCTGAGAACATCCCTGAGATGGCAGTTGAAGGTGTAGAGTTTGAGTTTGGAGTTGGCGGAACTAATAAAAAGAATAGTTCAAGTTGGATACTAAAGGAATGGTCTAATCCAACAACTCAACGTAAGTGGGGTACATATACTATACTTGCTCAGAATGGACAATGGGCTGTTAAAGAATTAAGTTTTGATGTTGGGCAAGCATTAAGTGACCAAAGACATTTTCATAGATCTGAACATTGGCACGTTGTAAGTGGTTCAATAAAGATGCAGCTTGATAGAGCTGATGGAGTTCCTGCTGCAAAACAAATAAAGCTAATACATGCTGGTGGTAGTGTTGACATCGGAGTTGGTACTTGGCACAAAGCAACAAACATCGGCGATACTGAGGCAAAGGTAATTGAAGTATGGCTCGGCGATAAATTATCAGAAGATGATATCGAAAGAAGAGATTAAGTATAAATAAACTATATAATACTTTAATGCTAATAGTCTGGAGACGAAGATGGCAGTAAAAATTAGCGGTGTACCCGTCATAGACGATACAAAAAAGCTGACGAACATAACTAGTATGGATGGTGAGTATACAATATTCCATCCAACGATAACTAACATAAGCAATTCCTATGCGCTAGACCTTTCTAAGCCTATGCTTAAAAGGGTAATGGGTGGAAACGAAGCTTATACGTATGGTAGTGCAGCTGCAGGCAGAACTACTGTAATGATGTTAGATAGAACAGCGTCAGGATATACACCAAGTTGGCCAGGGAATATTTCTTTTCAGAGTGTTCCAGCTTGGGCAAGTAACAGATACTGGGTAATAACATTTGTTTGTTTTGGTAACGTATCTGTATTTGCGACAGCAGTTGGATATAACACAACTCCTTCGTCTAGTCTTTCAAACTTCTCACTGGGCGCATGGGATCCATCTCAAAGTTCTTACGGATCTGGTACTCCTTGGGCTCATGCTCATCTTCAATTTCTCCATGACTCAGCAAATAATAGAGTTAATATTACCCACTCGCATGGAAACTCAAGAACAGGAACTGTTGCTAATACTGTTTATGCAAACTATACAGGGTTAACTGGAATCACATCAGTTCAGGTTCAATATAATATTGCGAGTCAATCTTGTAGTGGTTCAGAATGTCAGACAGGTGGAGCTCCAGGATATAGCAGCGGCGGCGGCAATGGCCCATTGCCAACAAACGATGGTTATAATCCATCTACCTATTATTCTTGCGCTTCAAGTCTCAAGTTCCATTGGTCTGCATCAGTAGATTCTGGTTCAGGTAATGACAGTCATACACAAGCCAACTTCAATGGATTCTCAAACACAGATCCGCATTTCAGAATAAAAATTGTATGTACTCAAGGAACTTTCTATTCTACCTCACAAGCTGACGATGTTAGTGTATTCTGTAACTATGGCCCATCTGCTGGCATAAATCCAGGGAGTAATTAAAATGGCGATTAAAGTAGGCGGGGCAACCGTTATTACCAATTCACGCGGTGTCGAAGGTATGAGTGGAATTCAAGGCAGTTATGATGACTTCCATCCTACAGTAGTACCAATCTCTACAGTGTTAAACATGCTTAGTCCATGTATGTCAGTTACCTTAAGCGCGGCTACCACATTCACTGCTACCAATATTCAAGCAGGGCGAGTTGCTTTGCTTTTATTAGATGTATCTTCAAGTGGTCATTTACCAACTTGGCCTGCTTCAATACAATGGCCGGGAAATGGTACTGAACCAGATTGGGATGCAACAGGAATACAGACTTGGGTCGTTTGTTTTACTTGTTGGGATAATTCAACAATTAGAGCAACAGCAACTGGTTGGGGAGATGCACAAACTGCTTCTGTAGATTTAGGCGCACAAGATAGGTCTTACCATGACTTTCACTTATGGGACGAAGTAACTAGTCCACATGGTAAAGCTGCAGTACAAGCAACGTTTACAACGACAGGCGCAGTAACTTATACCAGCACAGGAAGCACGTCTACGGGATCTGTATCTGGTCAAAGCGGTACCAGCAGTACTGGTACTTCTTCATGGGGATCTGGGGTTACAGGTTCAGACTACGAAATAAAATTTGATTACTCTGGATCATATTCAGGCGGCGGTATTACTGTTGGTGCAGATAATGTTTGGTTATCTTTATCAAGCAACAGAACTTGGGCCGTAGAAACAGGGACAATAGGCGAATGTATAAGGAGGATTACTGGAACTGTTTCAATACGCGACGCAACGACTAATGCCGTTCTTTCTTCTAAAACCCAGACACTCAACGCCACATTTATCGGTGCTGGTGTTGGCAATACGTGTCTAACAAATAATATGTTAGTACAAGTTCAAGGCAAAGGTTTAATTAGAGTTTACGATCTTGAAGTTGGTGATATGATTGCTGACGATAGCGAAGAAATGTTTACAAAGATTATTGATATTAATAAGGATCATCCACGCGAAGGTTACTATACAGTTGATGGTTGGTTAGAAATTACACATGATCATCCAATGCTTATAGATAATAATTGGGTACTTCCTAATGATTACGAAGGTGATAAGCAATATCACAAACAAGATACCGATACGGTTTATATTGAAACAACTTCAGGCACATTCTCAGTATTTAATGAAGACGGTTCAGAACATATAATTGTAAGTGGTGATTATGCCGATAAGGAGAATACATAATGGCGATTAAAGTAGCAGGAATAGAAGTAATATCTGACGCTAAACGGTTTAAAAATATATCGTCTACTTCTGGCGCGCATGGTGAATTGCATTCAACAACGTCAGCTATTACTTCCGCAATTACTTTTACAGGAGGCATACAGAACTGTATTATGACCGCGGACCAAACATTTACTATATCAGGTGCTGATGAAGGTATATCTACGGCGCTTTTATTGGATACAACCGCAGCATCTCACGACCCAACTTTTCCATCAAGTATGGTTTTTGTTGGCGGAGAACCAACGTGGGCGAATTCTAGATATTGGCAAATTGGCATTCTTTCTAAAGACTCATATCAAGTAGCAACCGCGATAGGTTACGCTGGTGCAAGTCCAACAGAAGCCGTTACGTTAGAAGGAACTTCTGGTAGTCCAATGTCCTTTACAGCTTTCACTGGCACGTCTCCAATGGAAGCAGGTTGGAGATTTAAGGCTGATGGGAATGTATACAAATACAACTCGCCAAACAATAGTAATGGTAGCGGAGAAGCTTTACACTCAACAACAACTTGGAATAATATTACACCAACGTTTAATACCGGAGTTAATCCTTCTAATACGTGGTATATAAGATTCACAGACCAATCAGGTACTTCTCCAACGAACTCTCTTAGCTCGAACTTTAATACTTGGTTACCCCTAAGTAGCACTCGTGGATTTCTGTGGTATAATTCAAATAATCCTAATAGCTACGGTGATATATCGGGAGTAGTAAAAGTTGAAATAGGATATGTTACTACTGGTGGAGCACCTTCAACTATATCAGCAACCGGTTATTATCAACTCAGATACATAGGTACAGCATAATGGCACTTCCACACGTTTTAACTATTTTTAGTAACTCAGGTTCAGTAGCTGCAGGATCTGGCACTGGTACTGGCAGCAGCGCTGTTTCTTTAACTGGCGTTTCTGTATATAGCGTAAGCAGCGGCCTCAGTGGCGATTGCGATTCGTTCTATAACCTTAACGCTAACGGAACATGGGATACGTCAGGCTCGAATGGAAATCCCTCGACAGGTGGTGGTTCAGGTACATGGTTAGTATCTGGTTCTGCTGGTGATTACGAAGTAAGTATGGCGCTTAGTGATAATCTAAGTGGTGGCGGAACCATTGGCGGAGACTATGCTAACCAAACATGGATGTCACTGAGTAGTAATAGATCTTGGAGTGTTAGTGACACCTCAAATGCTCAAGGTGCAAACACTAGAACCGGTTCTGTTGCTATTAGACTCGCGTCCTCTGGTACTGTATTACAAACAGCAAGCATATTTTTAAGCGCTGATCAAGAACCATAATCAATTATAAAGAGACATAGAAATGGCACAACCAAATTCAAGAGCAACTTTTAAAGATTGGGTAATGAGAAAACTCGGTGCTCCAGTGATAGACATTAATGTTTCTGATGAACAGATAGACGATCGTATTGATGAAGCTGTTGATTTTTGGAGAGACTATCACTATAATGGCAGTCAGTTAGTTTATCTTAAACACCAAATTACTCAAACTGATAAAGATAACGGTTATGTAACTCTGCCTCCTCAACTCCTTGGAGTTTCTGGTATATTTAATCTACAGTCAAGTATATCTGCTGGGTCAGGAATCTTTAATGTACAATATCAGTTTGTGCTAAACAATCTCGAAGATATCACAGGTTATAATGTAAGTAACTATTTCATGGCAATGACTCACATGGAGTTTATGCAAGAAATGCTTGTTGGCAAACCTATGATAAGATATAACAAACACGTGAATAAACTATTTCTTGATGTCGACCAAGGATCACTAGGTGTAGGCGAATATATTATTATTGAAGCTTACGATGTAGTAGATCCAGCAAGTTACTCTGATGTATGGACAGATCGTTGGTTACAGAATTATACCTCAGCTTTAATTAAAGAGCAATGGGGTAATAACTTAACTAAGTTTACAGGAATGTCATTAGTTGGTGGAGTTCAATTTAACGGGGAACAGATACTCGCAGATGGTAGGGAAGAAAGAAAGGCTATGGAAGAAGACGCAGTGAATAACCTACAACCTCTTTCATATAACTATATTGGATAAAGTATGGCTACTAATACATTCTTCAACAATTACTCTAGAGTTTCAGAGCAAGAACTAATTGATGATTTAGTAATTGAATCAATCAAGCAGTATGGTGTAGATGTCATTTATATTACCAAGGCAATTAAAGGTCGTGATAATATTTTTAATGAAGATGACTTCCCATCATACGATGAAACTTTTGAGTTTGAAACCTATGTTAAGAACATGGAAGGTTTTGAAGGAGATGGGGATTTCCTTTCTAAGTTTGGATTAGAGATCCGTGATCAGTTAACTCTGTCAGTTGCTAATCGAACTTTTGAGAGACACGTAACTAGAGATGCTACTAGTATTATTCGTCCAAGAGAAGGCGATTTAATTTACTTCCCATTAAACGAAAAGATGTTTGAGATAACATATGTTGAACATGAAAGTGTATTCTATCAAATGGGTAAGACTCAAATATATGACATGACATGCGAATTATTAGAATATAGTAATCAGCGATTTAATACAGGTCGTGATACTATTGATAATTACTTTGCTGCCTATAATACTGATATCTTAGTTTCTAACACTGCAACTCTAAACGCAATATCTACTACTGACGACTTGGCTCGCAACTATGACTTCGAAATTGAAGCTGATGGTATTCTTGACTTTTCAGAAGTAGATCCATTCAGTGAAAATATTACAATAGGTGACTACTAATGGCCATCGCAAATTATTTTTATAATCAATCTATTCGTAAGTACGTAGCTTTATTTGGTACATACTTTAATCAGTTAGAGGTAAGAAGAACATCAACTGACGGTACATTGAACCAAAGACAAATTGTGCCTATATCGTATGCTCCTTATCAAAAAGTATTAGCTCGACTTGACCAAGACCCTGGGCTACAAGCTGGTGCAGCACAAGATGCTGCTGGCAATACAATAGGTGGAAGGCCTTTCGCAATTGCGTTACCTCGTATGTCCTTTGAACTAACTAGTTTTGATTATGATGCTGAAAGAAAAGTTTCGCCTACAAGAAGAGTAAGAAAAACTACTGCCGATGTACAAGGTGGTAATAGAAGATTCGTATATGCAGGAACTCCATATAATATGGGATTCTCATTATACATAATGGCAAAATATAACGAAGATGCTGTTAAATTGTTAGAACAGGTTTTACCATTCTTCAATCCAGATTATACAAGTACTGTAAGAATGATTCCTGAATTGGAACCACTTGATATACCGTTAATATTAAACAGTGTATCATCAGAAGATATTTACGAAGGTGGCTTTGAAACAAGAAGAGCTATCGTATATCAATTAGACTTCACAATGAAAGGTTGGTTCTTTGGTCCAGAAAAAGATAAGAAAGTTATTAAATTCATGGATACGCGTTTGGCAACTGATACACCAACTAATACAGAGTTTGAAGAATTCCAAACACTACAGCCTGGCGTTGACGCAAACAGCGCACCAACAACAGATGCAAGTATATCAATTGACTATAGTTTGATTGATTTTGATGATAACTGGGATTATGCTGAAACAATAAGTGATACGGCGCCAAGTTAAGAACTGATACGCCAGGAGATATATTATGAGAATAGGTTTTACATGTAGTAGCTTTGATTTACTACACGCAGGTCACGTTCAGATGCTAAGAGAAGCAAAAGAACAGTGCGAATATTTAATCGTTGGGTTACAAATGGATCCGTCATTTGATAGAGATAACAAGAACCCACCTATACAAACAATCGTTGAGAGATATAGTCAACTTAAAGCTGTAAGTTACGTTGATGAAATCATTCCGTATTCAACAGAACAAGACCTAGAAGATATTCTTGAGTTATATACAATTCATGTTAGAATCTTAGGTGATGAATATAGAGATAAAGATTTTACAGGAAAAGATATCTGTCGTAGACGAGATATTGATTTATTTTTTAATAATAGAGACCATAGATTTAGTAGTACTTCGCTGAGGCAAGCTTGCGCGATAAATAATACTATATGAATTGGAGTGAAACATAATGAGTGATGAAAGCATTGCACAAGCGTTGAATATGAGACCGCTTGATGAAACTGTTGAAAAGACTATTCCTCAAGTTGTTGAAGGTGAGATGGTAGACGACGTTAAGAACCTACCACAAGAATCTGTATTCCAACCACCAGTTCCAATAGAAAAATTGGCTGACGAAAATCTAGCAGATATAGAATTAGCGAAAAAGAATATCGAAAACATTATTAATCTTGGAGATGATGCAGTTAGAGAAATGACCAGTATCGCAAAACAGTCAGAGTCTCCTCGAGCATTTGAAGTTGTATCCACTCTAATGAAAACATTACTTGACGCAAACAAAGATTACGTTGAGATGTCAACAAAGCGTAGATATGCTAAAGAAGAAGATACTTCACAACAAGCACAAGTTACTAATAATAATCTAATAGTTTCTACCTCTGATTTACTTAAAATGATTAAAGGCGAAAAGCCTGATGGATAAAGGTTACTTAGGTAACTCCTATCTCAAGAAGATAGGTGAGCAAATTGAATTTACTCCTGAGATGCTTAAAGAGTATATGAAGTGTGCCAATGATCCGATTTACTTTGCTGAAAACTATATTAAAATTGTACACGTAGATCATGGCTTAATACCTATGAAGATGTACGATTACCAAAAAGATATTGTGCGAAAGATTACAGATGAAAGGCGTGCTGCTGTATTAACATCACGACAGGCAGGTAAAACAACCACTGCAGTAGCTGTTATATTACACTACATCCTATTTAATGAATTTAAAACTGTTGCCGTGTTGGCAAACAAGGGTGATGCTGCAAGAGAGGTATTGGGCCGTATACAACTAGCATATGAAGCACTACCTAAGTGGATGCAGCAAGGTATTGAAGAATGGAACAAAGGTAACATTACTTTAGAAAACGGTTGTAAGATATACGCAGGTACTACTACATCATCTGCTATTCGTGGTAAGTCAATATCATTCCTATATCTAGATGAGGTTGCGTTTATTGAAGGGTTTGATGAATTCTTTGCTTCTGTATATCCAACGATATCATCTGGTAAAACAACAAAATTATTAATGACCTCCACCCCCAACGGATTGAATCATTTTTGGAAAA